ACTGCCATCTGGATATCTTCAGGCCCCTTTGGTGTAAACTGCATGATCTTCTTCCCACCAAAAAATACCCTGAGGAGAGATGGAAGGATAGCATTGATGGTATCCCTGACATCATAACTGGTTGCACCAGATCTTCCTTCATCATCCTGTTCAGGAAAATGCCCGGAATAATATTTTGAGGAGATTACTCTTTCCTGGGAGAGTTCATCACAATACTGGATTGCATCATCAAGAAGTCTGCCTACATAACCCTTAAATTCTTCCTCATCCATCTGCTCTGAGGTTTCAAATTCTTCTTCTTCAATTTCTTCTGGATTTTCTTCTGAATATGCCATATTTGGAAATTTTGAGGTAAAAATGGGAAAAACGAGCTCTCAGAACTCTCTCTCTACTAATTTTTTGATGTTACGAATGCAGTAACATTCCTTTTCTTCATTATACCACCAGAATTGGCTAAAGAGGGTGCTGTTGTCAAACGCCACACATTCCTTCACATTCATCTGTGAAAAAATTAAGTTGCCCCTGCTCTTCCATAGTCCTGAAATCAACATCACGCAATGGCTTTAAGCTGCGATGTAAATATAGTTTTCCTTCATAAGTGGGGCAATTCCTTAACGCTTCATCCACCTGGCAAGTCTCCTCAAACTCTTCAGGCCACTTATTCTTAATCTCTCTCCATTGCTCATCATTATGATAGGGACAACCAAGACAGGCAGATTTGGGTGGTACTTTATATCCTTTCTTTTCCATCCAAGTCATACAGTCATTCCTGCTCATCTCCAGATCAATTAAGGGCCAGGTGTGTTCAATGTACTGGACCCTGCTTGGTTTCATCCTGGCCCATTCATCAGTTGAAATTCCCATTTGCAGGATTACTGGATTACCTTTTGATGAGTGTGGCTTGCAGAACTTTTGTACTGGTCTGATCTTAAAATCGTAAGTACATTGTCTTTTCCCCATACCCTTGTTTGAAGTAAAAAGTGGTATCGGACGGAAGTGTTTATCCTTTAGCATTTTATCTTTCAAATTCCCTGCATCAACCCTGACAACTGGAAAATTTAAGTAACTCTCCAGCCAGTCAAGATGTTTATATACTGCTTTCGGTTCCCATCCAGTATCAGCAAATACTGCATAGTCAGGTGGTTCAATTTCTTTATGATGAGCCAGGAGTACCAGAGTGGTTGACTGAACTCCTGCACCAAGACTAATTATTTTCATTTCTTTAAATATTCTTCAAAAGTACATGAATTAAATATCTGTCTCCTGTTAACCCACCTGACAAATTTTTTCTGGTAAGGGTCAGTTTTGTCATAAGGCATTGCATATGGGTCACACCCCCAACCTTTCAGCATCATCACCCTATGCATGTCCTCTTCTGGAGTAGAATCATAACCAATCAACACATAAAACTGCATCTGGTATGGTTTTATACCTGCATCAACAACTCTCTGGTAACCACGCTTAATAACTTTCTCATCCTTAATCTGGTCCCAGGCAAATGTGACCTGACTACTGGTGTTATTTATGTTCCTGAACTTAACTGATGCTAATGCCTGGGCTTGCCTTTCAGAAATTATCCGAATGTTAAGACCCTGGGAAAAATTAACTCTAAGATCCAACTCTTTTATTTCTTCAATCCTGTCTTTCCATTCTGGATTGCCGAAAAAGTCATTATCCAACAGCACCAGAAAATTAGATGATCTCTGGGTCCATAATTTTTCAATGGTGTTTACTGATTTAGGTTTCCCCTCTTTCTGGGGAACAACACAAAATGAACAATTAAATCTGCAACCACGTTGTGCAAAACCAATATTATGGGGATAATTGTAAAAAGAATAATCAGGGTCCATTTCTTCAATCTCATTGGGCAGACTGATCTTGAGATCAATACCAGTCCCTCCAACAATCATGTCATCCTGAAGATCTGCCCCTGAAGAAAAGTTAAATATCTTGGAAGCATAAACTTTATCATACAGAGAATGAGCAAGAGGCATGTAATGTTCAACCTCATCTCCCATCAGTTTATGCCATGCACTAATTTTCATTAATGCCAGGTTTGGAATCTTGGAATCAACATCCAGCAAACCTATTTTCATGCAATACCCAAAATGTTACGTTTGAGGGGTTTACTCCACCCGGAAGAGGTCCCGGCAATAACTGCACTAGTTCCTGCAAAAGTAAGTACAAAACTATCAGCAAAATCAGGGCTGCCTCTATGTCCAATCCTTTTCTTCATCTCATCCTTTGTCTCCATCCTGATCTTACCTGATGATTCATAAGAGAACCTGGGGGAGCAGAGCTCAAACATCAGTCTCTCATCCCTGGGGATCTTACAATGTTTCTGCTCAAACCACTCTTTTGCCCGGTGCCATAGTTCACACCTCAAATTCTTGTACTGCCCGGACAGTGATGCAGACTCCCCAGTATTGATACCAATAACAGGCAGACCCAACTCAAGACCCCTGTCCACAATAGATGCTCCTGCACCTATTACATCCACCATAATCTCCTGGGGGTCCTTATTCTGCTGCCTGGAATTCTGGTACTCATTATTAATTGCACCCATCAAATTCATAGTATCAATCTTGGCCCATGACTTAATAGGCTCCATGACATGATTACCCTGTCTCTTGCAGAGTGCAGATTTATCACTCCCGAATCTTGCGACATCCAAACCCCATACAATTGGAGCATTGCCAGTTGGATCAACATCTCTTTCAACTGCACTTTCCACAAGCCCATTTGAAATAATCGTATCATCAGAAGTCTCAGCAAAATTACCAAGTACCCTGATTGCATAAGTATTGGAATCCCTCCCATATCTCTCTGCCATTTCCTCAATATACTCTGCAGAGACCCTGGGAGAATCTTCACAGGAAACTGTCTTTAGCCACCACCTGTCCTTCAACTTGGTAAAGGCATCAAAAAAGTATCCTTCTGATCGGGTTGGATTGCCAACCAGGATGAGACATGCATTACCACTAAGAGATCCACCTGCAGCTTCAAATATTGCATTATCAATTGAACTGGCTTCATCCACTATCAATAAAATTTTTGATGAATGGATCCCCTGCAGGGCCTCCGGCTGCTCTTTTCTTGCTGTGCGTGCTGAGATGAAAGACCCTGAAGGATCTGACTTGAGTACAATCCTTTCAGAAAATACTTCAAACAAATCCTTCAAAGCCGGAGGCAACCTCAGTAACTGGGATTTTAATTCTGCAAATAAGGCATCAAACAACTGGGCTGCAGTTGGTGCAGTACAAACAGTCTTTTGTGGATAAAAACATAACATGTGATGAAGCATCAACCATGCACAACATGTACTCTTGCCAGTTCCATGACCAGACTTGACTGCAAGCAATCTTTCTTTCTGAGATGCTTCCAGTAGATCCTTCTGCCAGGGGTCAGGTTCCTGTTCTAGGATGTCGATAACGAATCGTACTGGATCACTTTTGTACTTGGCGATAAACTCTGTGAAGATGTTACTGGACATTCTGGAAGCTCCTCCATTTTATGTAAAAATTCAGTCGGGACCCAATAATTCCTGGTAGTCTTTCCCTCATTATTATGCTGCCACTCTGCATGAGATAATATCTCAGGAGCACTAATCCAACCCCTGAGATCATAAGTGCCATAACCTCCTGTAACCAGGATATAATATTTATCAGGCTTGTCACCTTCCTTAAAAAATAACTCCATCCATTCCTTAGGCCGGGTGCGGACCTCATAATGCTCACCAACATCAGGGTGCTCACTAGACCTCTCAAAAATTCCATAAGGATACAACCCAAGATACCTGGCAACTGCAATCTCTCCAAGAACACCCTCTATTGCATTCTGCCACAAACCCTGACCTTCCTTACCATAACCCTTAGACTCATAATCCTCTGCTGCGTTTCCATTTCTTGAACTTTTCAGGCATTCCACTTGTCTTAGTCCTCCTGCGTAAAAGCCAATCAGGAGCTCTCTCTGAGTCAATATTATTCTTGTCGATAATTCTGTAGACATTAACTTCATTCTCCCTCCCTGGAGCATCTATGATCCATACACCAAAATCCTTAGGCAACTTACCCTGTAACCACTCATAAAGTTTCTCTGCTCTTTCCCTGTTCTCTAACTTGACTAACCCGGACCCAGTTTCCCTAATCTGTTTCCTAAGGTCATTCAGAATCTCTCTTGATGAACGCTTCCCCATATGGAATTGTATAATGTAAATCTGGATTATCTAAATCAATGCAGTCAATTGCCAATGCAGAAGCATGTTTGCCAAGATGTTGGGGATATGACCTGATCACCTGGGCATTCACTACCCGGACACCCTTCTCATGCAATGTGTCCTCAACTTCAAAAAATATCTTGTCTCCAATCCTTATCTTACTGGGTGCTGTATCTGACATAAGAAACCTCAAATTTTGAAAAATAATATTTTGAAAAATAATTGGGAGAGGTGTGTTGGGTATGTCAATTGACACCCGGTGTCCTAACCCCCCAGGGGGGTATTCTACCCTATCCCCTAGCAATATCAGTTACTTACACCCCTATCCCTACCATCCCCCCTATGATAAACATGGTAACATGTACCTAAACGTAGCAATTGCAAGGGATTGAAGCATAAGTGATAAATTTGGATGTACGATTACAGACATTATCGTACATATAAAAATGACTCACATGGGCGTATGCGAGAGCCTATAAAGAACTCTCTTAGAGTAGTTATTACTATAGTAATACTTACTACCCCTACTATAGTATTACTTACTCCCCCTATAGTAATACTTACTCTTCCTATAGTACTTATGCTTCTTCTATAACTCATAGTGTTCTATATCTCTATACTATATATATAGATCTATATATATAGGTTAGCCAATCTTACTCACCAGGTACTCCAACCTTTCAACATCTACATAATCCTGGTCAGCAACATTATCTGGTCCAACAAATCCTAATCCAACTCGCACATCCCATTCCCATTCTCTAGATCCAACAGATGGAAGAGATGGTGCAGGTAATTCTTCCAGCTTCTTAATCTCTCCTCCATTCTCCAGGTATCTATTCACAGCATCATCCAGTTCCTGTTTCTCCATTGCTTTCTGCAATTCAGATTCATATCTTGATTCAACCTTAAACATCTTATATGGATGATTAACTTTCCATGCATGTGTCAATTCATATTTCTTAGGCTTTTTTGGTTTTACAGGAGGTCTGTAAATCTGTCTGCATGTCTGGCTGCAGAACACCCTCTTATATACCTGCTGGAACTTCTCACCACATTGCTTGCATTTAATAAGTCCCTTCTTCTTATTTCTTGCCTTTCTCATCTCTGCATACCTGTCATAGTGGTAGTCTCTCTTGTACTTCTGCCTACATACTTCAGAGCATATTATTTCCTTAACAGTCTTAGGCATAAATAAGTTCTTGCAGATCTTACACTCAATTTCCTGTTTCATTATCATCTCCTTCCTGGGTTGTTGCTTCAGACCATCTTTCTATTCGGTCTATATCAAGTTTCTTCTCATAAACAGTTTCTGCCAACATCTTTAACTGTACTTCATCCACTCCTCTTCTCCTCTCTGGTTCCAGATCCTGTACCACCTCAATCACATCATCCAGGCAGTCAAGCATACCAAGTGTCATGTGCAGTCTGAGCATCTCACTCACTCTTGAGTTTCTTCTTAGGAGGTGTTATATCCTTCACCTGCTTCATTTGGGCTCTCAGGGCATCAAGATGCATCTGGGTTGCATCAGTCACATTCATGTCAATTGTCTGTCTTTCACCATAATGAATTGGTGAATATTTTGATGCAATCCATTGCTTGGAATTAATGAGGGTCTTGGCAGCACTAGGGTCAATATGTCCCATTTCCAGCTTATTATTAATGCTCCTGATCTCGTCAACTGTGAGCTCTGCATGTGCTATTCTTGCCTCCTTATACCTCTCATTAAGTTCTGGAGTTGTTGTGATCTTGTGATAGAGAGTCTTATAAGGCACCTGTATTTCTTTTGCCATCTTGGGCAGGCTGCCGAACTCTGAGTATCCATCAAAAATCTTGTCCCAGAACTCCGGGTCATCAAACATCCTTTTAACTCTTGCTTTTCTTGCTCTTCTTATTGGTGTTCCACTCATTTATCCTCCTCACACCTGACCTCAATTGATCCTCCAGGATTGATATATACCATGATTGCAATAACCACTATTACAATTCCTGTGAATACCCCAAACAGGTATATGCCTATGAACATTCCTATTGTCATGTCACCTCTTTCATATGCCTGATTATTTCATAGGCCACCTGAGGCACTATGGCATTTCCAATGGCCTTTAATCTTTTTGCCCTATCAGGTATTTTCACTCCGACTCTTGGGATGTCAGGTTCGTCCATCCAAGTGGATATCCCATCAGATAATGTTCCACCCAGTCCGGGTTGAGTGACCCCTGTACTGCATCTCTCCCCCCCTCCTGTTTCACTACAACTGTTGTTAATGATTCCTGTGAACCCTTCTTCCCCCTGCTGCGATCCTGGAATCCCTGTCTTGCTTCTGAAGATACTGGAGTCGGCCACATCACCACTCCTGCCAACTTGCCTTTTTTCGCCACTTTCTCCCAGTTCACATTCTCCCCGGAATCCTTCCAATCTCTTGCATTCGGAGTTGGCCACATTTTTACTGCCATTGTCAGGGGAGTTCCTCCCTGTGCATATTTCTTCTCCCTTTCGGTTGCTGAGTCCTGAGTTGGAGTAGGCCACATCTCTGGAGTCGCTACCTGTTCCGCCAGGCAACCCGGATAATCCTTCCTGCCTATTGACTCCCTGTATGCTTTCCTCTTCTCTCTCCTCCCCTCTTTTGGTTCTATCTGAACTGTACTGGGAGTGAGCCACAATCCAGACCCGCATTCTTCTATGGGGAGCATCTTTGGCCAGAGCTCCAATATGGAAAACCTGGGACTGATATCCTTCACCTTCCAGGTCAGCAAGCACCTCCTGGAGCCCCAGTTTAATGTGTCCAGTAACATTCTCCGCAAGTACCCAATTGGGCCTGCATTCTTGAATGACTCTAAACATTTCCGGCCAGAGGTGCCGGTCATCATTCTGGCCTCTACGCCTCCCGGCTTGACTGAATGGCTGGCAGGGATATCCCCCGGTAAGTAGGAATGGGGAAACAATTCCATTTGCTCTATACGTTTTGATGTCGTCATGTATTGGTACTCCTGGAAAATTCTTGGTTAATACTTTCTGTGCAAATTCTTCATTCTCAACAAACTGGACAGTCTCAATTCCTGCCCATCTTGCTGCAAGTGCAAATCCACCTATTCCTGAAAATAAATCCAGATGTGTCATCCATGCACCTCATCCACTATGAAGGTTCCATCATGCAGAACCATCTCGTTTGGACATGATTTGATACACACCCTGACCCCTCCAATTGTCTTATCTTTTGCCTCTTCCCTGGAGATCTGGATATGTCTGATCTGGTTATCATTCTGGTAAATACCTGCAGTCTCCATTGCATCAATCAGTACCTTCAAAAGGTTATCAACATCACAATCAGGACCCTTCCTGACCGGGTAGTGAATTGCTATTGCCATTGCAAGTGTTTCATCCTCACCAAATGCCTGTGCTCCTTTTGCCTTTGCATCCATCCA